GAGCGACATAATCTGAATCTGAGACAACATCTGGCAAGGCTGGGACGGAAGTCACTGTCGTTCTCAAAATCGGTGGAGCTGCATGACAAGGTCATCGGGCATTATCTGAACATAAAACACTATCAGTAAGTTGGAGTCACTACCGCTCGAGAGAATCCATATAGTCGGCATACCATTGAAGCATCTCCCGCCTTCCATCCAGATATTGCGCATGGTTGTATGTGCCACGAATTGAGTTCTTATCAACGTGAGCGAGCTGCGTTTCTATCCACGCGGTGTTATAGCCCTGCTCATGCAAAATCGTACTCATAGTGTGCCGGAACCCATGACCAGTTACACGTCCAGCGTAGCCAATGCGCTTAAACACTTGGTTTATGCTGGCCTCGCTCATTGTTTTCCTTGGATCATTGCGCCCGGGAAACATAAGAGGGTAATTGCCTGTTATTTCTCTAATCTTCCCAATAAGCGAAAGAGCCTGCTCAGACAATGGCACAATATGAGTCCGCCGCATTTTCATACGTGAAGCGGGTATCTCCCAGATAGCCTTGTTGAAATCAATTTCATCCCATAATGCGCCACGTAGTTCGCCAGTCCGCAAGCCGGTGATAATCAGTAGACGAGCCGCCATAACAACCAATGCGCTTCCTGAGTAACTGGACAATGCCTTGAAAAAATCAGGTAATTCTTTGGCTGTAAGGAAAGGGTAATGATTAGATTCATGGCCTTGCATCGCGCTAGTAAGGTCTGGTGCAGGGTTATACTCTGCGCGACCAGTGACTATTGCATAGCGGAAAACTTCCCCGCACCGTTGCCTCACTTTTTTGGCTTTTTCTGTAGCACCGCGCCCCTCGATGCGACGCAGCACATTCAGAAGTTCAAGTGGTTTGATTTCGGCGATGGGTTTTTTGCCAATGTAAGGGAACACATCTTTGTTGAAGGCTTCGAGGATGTCTGAAGCATAACCAGCAGACCATTTTTTTAATTTGCTGCTGTGCCACTCAATGGCAATATCTTTGAAGGTGTTGTTTAACTGCGTTTCCCGGGCAATCTTTTCCTCTCGTTTCGCTTCCATCGGATCGATACCACCAGCGATACCTCTTTTCGCATCTTCACGTTTTGCCCGAGCATCGGCTAGAGTAACCTCAGGATAAACACCTAGTGCCAATAGCTTCTCTTTACCAGCTACACGATATTTAAGTCGCCAGTATTTACCTCCATTAGGTTTTACCAAGAGATACAAACCGCCACCATCGGCCAGCTTGTAAGCCTTCTCTTTTGGCTTGGCTGTGTCTATTTGACGGGCATTGAGTTTCACTTGGGGGTACCTCCACTAAACCGAACAGCAAATACCCCCATAAGTACCCCCATCTGACCGTAGATTTTGAGGGACTTTAGTAGACGTCAAAAGACGAGCGGGGCTTTAATACGCGGATTATAAGGGGTTTTGAAAGACTTTAGTAGACTTGGGGAGATGTTTGAATGGTGCCGATAATAGGAGTCGAACCTACGACCTTCGCATTACGAATTATAAGAATCCGCTTCTAATTCAAAGCATTACCCCATCAACACTGCGCTCACACGTCCCACCACATCAAAACATGTAAAGCCTTGCAAGCCATTGCGAGGCCTTAGGTGTCTCAGTTTTGTCCCACCTTTTATTACGACTTCCATAGCCAATGAAGATAAACGTGACGACAAACGGCGCAGCAGTCTTCTTTCCCTTCACACTTTTCCCACCCAGCATGCATACCTTCTACCATAACTGTAGTGAATGTGTTATGAACGAGATGCGGACATTGGCAGCCTCAACAACATGACTGGCATTGAGGCGTATTAATCAGTGGGGAGCAGGTCACGCCATCTATAATGGAAAACGTGCTGGTGACCTGCCGATACTCAGTCTCAGGCAGCGAATACAATTACACATAGTTGGAAAAATATGTTAGCGCAACCAGTGATATCCGCGGCTTTCTCTGGAAAAATGTGTTAGTTTCTCTAAGCCATGTCCATTGCTAAAATAGGTATTCTTTTATTCTGTAAAAATCGGATATTTTCTCAAGCGCTGATGTAGGAATAGTTTTTTTGTTTATACTCAAACCTGTTTGTGTTTTTTTAGTTCTGCGATAATGTATTCATCATCAATATAATCCTCTCTCTCTCCAATGAAGTTTATTATGAATTCTTTTGCTTTTAAAGCTTTTGTGATGTGATATTTTTCATTGAATAGAATATACACTTTGAAAATAGAATTGATGTGCTCATTAAAAATCGGCATTATTGGGAAAGATTCATCCATCTGTGTCAGGTCAGTCTTTACCCGACGCCCCCACTTCGAAAATCCACGAATCAATTCATCTCTCATGAAATATACGATTAACTCTACAATTAATTTTCTGTTAATCAATATGGAACCCTAAAAGAGCACACTTGATCTGTATCATATCGGCTTAAGTTGCCAAGAATAGCCCCATCTTAATCAATATAATAAGTTTTTTATTCCCCTCTGATCCTGCATACCACCAATGTCTGTTCCTGGCACTTAGCAGCCCTAGAGACAGTGGCGTAAAGTCATGGAGGAGCGGTGGGAGGAGGTGCAAATCCTCTCATACAAAAAATACGTAAAATCGATAACGGCTTGACATAATTCAATACTAGCACTATCGGAAGTTCATCAGCCAGTCGCAGCTGACTATTGTATACGACATGTCTGCAGCTTCAATACCCGATAGTGCCATCTACAATGATTTAGCAGCGCTTGGATAAAAAAACAGCAGCAACAATGTGCTAACAATCTCGACAAAACACCGACGCAATGGAGAACAGACAAAAGAGAATATCCAATGAAGCCGTAGCACGTCAGCATTCAAAAGCGGGATTTCTCGTTTTTACTTCACCAGCAACAAATACACTGTATCATGACTACATAAAAATGATTATTCTGACTCAGATGAATTTCTTACTCTTGTGGAATGTCACTTATAGGTAAACAATGAAATCCGAAACGCTAACCATCCAGCAACTTTTCCAAAATCAACGACAATATCGTGTTCCATTCTATCAACGTGCCTACGTATGGACGCAACAAAACCAATGGTCAGCTTTGCTGGAGGATATCTTCGAAAAAGCACATAGCCGACTTTTGGGAACAAAACCAACTCCCCATTTCCTTGGCGCGGTGGTGCTGGAACCTCAACTCAAAAACAGCTTGTTAGGTGTAGATACCATACATATTATTGACGGCCAGCAACGTTTAACCACTCTTCAATATATTCTGGCATCCATTCGATTATCATTGCGTGCTACAGGCCTTTCTGATTTGGAAGGGTTAGTATTGACTTGCTTGAAAAATACAAACGAAGCAACTATGCGAAATAAAAAGGTAGAATGCTTCAAACTGTGGCCAACTTTTCGAGACCAAACTCATTTTATTCAAAGTTTTAATGTTGAAAACATTGACGATCTCCGTGATGTATTTTCTGATAGCTTCACGCAACATGGTACGTTACGTAAACATTTCAACCACCCGCCGTCACTAGAGGCATTATGGTTTTTTACTGAAGCCTTTATAAAATGGATTAAAATAGAAAAGTACTCACCACATGAAAATGCTGTAGCACTAATTGAGGCTGTCTTGACGGATCTGAAACTGGTAAGCATATTTCTCGAAGCTGAAGATGATGCCCAAATAATTTTTGAAACATTAAATGGCCGAGGGGCGGAACTTCATGCCACGGATCTTATTCGCAACTACATCTTTATGTGCGCTGAGCATGAAAATATTAATGCTATTGAATTATATGAAAATGAGTGGAAGAGCTTTGAAGATACATACTGGTCGGAAAGGCAACGCCGTGGACGTATTAATAAACCACGCATGGAGTGGCTAGTGCATGCGACATTGCAATCAGAAAGGCAACGTGAAATTGATCTGTCTCGTCTTTACAATGAGTATCGTGATTATGTAAGTAAGGACTTGCCTTCACAACGAGCTGATCTGCAAGTAAAGCGCCTCAAACAATATGCATCACAATATAAAGAATTGGTTGGTGGTTTTGGCACAACCCCCATCTCACACTTTGGACATCGCATCGCAGCCTATGATGTGACGACACTTTATCCGCTTGCTTTGTTCATTTCGATAGCTAACATCGCCGATGGTGAGAAAGCAGCCATGTATAATGATCTTGTCTCCTACGTAGTACGAAGAGCCGTATGTGGCCTGACGCCAAAGAATTACAACAATGTATTTATGAATGTATTGCGGCACTTGTCTAAAACGGAAATTTCCAGTGTTGAGTTACGTAATATCCTCAATAGCTTAAATGGCGAAGCCTCACGTTGGCCTGGTGACTCAGAATTTCTCAATGCTTGCATCAATGCTCCACTTTATCCTGGCAGGCTCGACGCACCGAAAATGCGCTCAATGTTAACGGAACTTGAAAGAGAACTTTGTCGCCAAGTGAAGACAGAGAAGCCTGATGTTCCAAATCTTTCCAATCTCGATATCGATCATCTTATGCCTCAAAGTTGGTATTCCTGTTGGCCTCTCGAAAATGGTCATATGGTGACAAATTCAGATGCAACGGTATTGAACCAAATTGTTCTGTCTGGAACAGATCTTACCCCTGAACAGCTACTGGTAAGGAAACGGCAACAAGCGATAGCTACGTTGGGAAATCTAACTTTGCTTAACCTTAGCGTAAACCGTTCTGTTCAGAATGCTGTATTTCTGAAAAAACGTGATGCTCTCATCGTCCACACCAATCTACGACTGAACATACCACTTATACTTAAGGATAAATGGGATGAAGGTGAAATCCTGGAGCGGGGTAAAAAGTTGGGGGAAATTGCATTGAAAGTATGGCCAAAACACGATTAATGCAATTAATAAAATGATTATAGCGGCCTTACATTAGTAAGGCCACAACTCACTATTAAATCCTTTAATTTGCATCAAGAACAGCAGTGTCAGCCCTAGGCTCTCGGACTTTGTACCGCTTATCTTGTCTTCAAAAATCAGCTCGCATCCTGCACAGTTCAGCGCATTACGTTGTAGATCTGTGTTCTGGTCATTTGTTGACACACGTACATAGCCAATAAGCATGGTAGATCTCCCTGACAAAAGCAGGAATGATGCCATTTGCTCGTTATTTCTGCATTTTCATAAATGTTGGTTTGGGAGAAGGCTCAGCGTTACCCGTTGGTGTACCTGTTCCGTGGCCTTCAGCCACTCCGCCAACAGGCTGGCTGAAATGCAATGGTGCGCCTTTTTCTGCCGAAGAGTATCCGGAACTGGCAAAAGTTTATCCGACAAATGAATTGCCAGATTTACGTGGTGAGTTTATTCGTGGCTGGGATGACGGGCGCGGTATTGATTCAGGGCGTGCGGTGCTGTCAACGCAAAGTTCGGCGCAGCAAAATATCATCGGTTCTATATCTGGACTCGCTGTATTAGAAACTGGCACTGCCAAAGGTGCTATTAAGATAAATGCTTCTACAGATAAATCGAGATGGGCAGGCGGAACGTCGGGCGTTGGACTTATTCGGGACCTTACTTTTGACTCCAGTAAAGTCGAAGGGATGAAGGTCGCGGATGAAGTTAGACCACGCAACATCGCATTTAACTACATTGTGAGGGCTGCATAATGGATAGCACTGTATTAAATAGCGAGTTTATTGCCACGAAGGCGGGGAATATTACTGTCTATAATTATGATGGTGAAACACGGGAATATATTTCCATATCGACTGAATATCTTGCCGTTGGTGTCGGCATTCCGGCATGTTCCTGTTTAGATGCTCCAGGCGCATACAAAGCTGGTTATGCAATCTGCCGTTCTGCAGATTTTAACTCATGGGAATATGTGCCAGACCATCGCGGTGAAATCATCTATAGCACCGAAACAGGAGAATCGAAAGAAATCACAGCTCTGGGTGATTACCCTGAAAATACAACCACTATCGCCCCGTTAACGCCATATGATAAATGGGATGGTGAGAAATGGGTGACGGATACCGAGGCACAGCATAGCGCCGCAGTAGATGCAGCAGAAGCACAGCGCCAGTCACTGATTGATACTGCAATGGCTTCAATCAGTCTGATTCAGCTGAAATTGCAGGCCGGACGTAAACTGACGCAGGCAGAAACAACCAGCCTTAACACTGTGCTGGATTACATTGACGCGGTGACGGCAACAGATACCAGCACCGCGCCGGATGTCATCTGGCCTGAACTGCCGGAGGCGTAGGCCATTCAATATCTGGCGCACTGGCGGTATCGACCAGCTCCAGTGCGTCCAGATAATCCAGCCACAAATTATATTGTGCCAGTTCCTCACCTTTCAGACGACCAATAGCTGCTTTACCAGGCCATTGTTTGCTGTTCATGAAATCGTTAGCGTCATATATTCGCCGCTGGCGCTCATACTCTGCCGCCTGAGTCAGTTCTTCCTGTGTCGGCCCCGGCGCATCCTGCCACACAGGGCCACTATTACCGGCAACCATGATTTGAGTTTCTGAACCTGCAATAAACTGATTGTATACGTCCTGACTAACCTCTGTTAAATCCTCCCCGTCATATTCTTCTGCTGTCGCCTCAAGTAAAAAACCATTCAACGATGGACTGTAAAATATTTTCATCAGTAGCCCTTAACAAAATATTGGAGAGTAATTGCTGAGTTTATTAGCGGAACACCTGTTTTAGAATTGCGTACTGCAAACGAAATCGTCGAAGTTGGGCCATTCGAAGTGGGGTATGATGAGAAAATAAAAGGATCCACATCAGCGGTATAGCTGCCTTTAGACTGATGTGCCTCTGCATAAACAACCCGATTTAAAAACGTGTCAGGTAATGTGATAAACACATTGCCGTTTGAATCTGTCGGCACAGATGTTTCTCCACACATAAAACGAAGTCCACCCGGTTGATTACCTACAACAGACGAACTGGTTTTGGAATATGTAAAGTCTGACAGAGCGGCCTTCTGTCCCAGTGCATTGTTTACTGTGGAATAAAAACTAGCGTCGTTATTAATTGCCAACGCCAGTTTTTTTAGTGTGTTCAATGCGGCAGGTGCACCGCCATTCAGAATCGCAATGGCCTGAGCAACAAATGCGGTATTTGCAATACGAAAATCTATTTCAGACTGGTCCGCTGTTGGCACGCACGGGGTACCAGTAAACGACGGGCTGTTGATCGGTGCATAGATTTCTCCGATACCAAGGTTTTCGAGAGCCGTTTTCACCGTGCCATCCGATTTGATATCACCAAACGGATTCTTGCGGCTTAACAGCAGAGCACGAAGCGCGGTAAGCAACTGGTCGTGCCGCGCCTTCTCCAGGCTGGCACCGGAGGCCTCCACCACGCTACAAAGTTCTTCCTGCAACATGTCAAAGTAGTCATCATCCAGATCGGTGGCAGGTGTGCCGGTCTGGGGGTTACCACGGGTAAAACCGTTCTTACCCGCGCCGAACTTATCCTTCTGCGCGGTTTTCGTGTCTATACGGGTAGTGACTCCAACTTACTGATAGTGTTTTATGTTCAGATAATGCCCGATGACCTTGTCATGCAGCTCCACCGATTTTGAGAACGACAGTGACTTCCGTCCCAGCCTTGCCAGATGTTGTCTCAGAT